AAGTTAGCAATGCGGATGCTGGACATCAGCTAAGCTCCCCAACCAGGGAGACACGGACTCTGTTAAGCCCGCAGGGCACGGACTGTACATCCGGGGGGCTGGCGTATTCCCACAAAATGGTTGCTGCCGATTGGGCATAGCCCTGTAACGACGCGGACATTCCAGCGAATACGGCAGCCGGGAGGGAGAAGCGGTCGAAGCCGGCGCTGGTGTCCGTGTAGTGCTTGAGGATTAACGTTGCCGTTGTGTCGTCGATGTTGTCGAATTCCAGGGAGATTTGATTGCCGTAGGCGCGGTTGCCGAAGCTGCGTTTAACCGTGGCACCAGACAGCGCCCTGTAGGTTTTGGTCGGATACTGGCCCGGGGTAAAGCTGCGTCCGGTTGGTTTTACGTCGGGGAATGGTAGTGACATCAGCGCATACCCACCCGCGAACGTGTAGAGGGACTCTGCTGTAGTTTATCCAGGGTCATGCTCATGCCACGTTGGGCGCCTTCGCGGGATGCCTGGCGACGGGTTTCAGCCATTGCTGCCTCCAGTTGATCGCGGCTGACGTACTCCACGCCGTTGATAGTGGTGGACTGGAAGCTCATGTTGAGCACCGGGGCGTTGTTTTGGCCGGCGGACCGTTCACGATCCAGGGCTTCGCGCAGCCCGTTGGCTTCTACGCCCAGCTTTCCGTCAACGCCGCGACGCAAAGGCATGATTGCTTCTGGGCCAGCCTCGCCCATCAGGCCTGTACGAGTCGTGCCTCCATCGGCAAACTTGAACATGGTCGGAGAACTTACGATTCCGCCTGACGCAAATTTAGAAGTGCCGCTAGCTCCGAACGTACCTCCTTTGGCAAACAATCCGCCCGGGACACCCCCGGTAATACCAGCCGGATTAAAACTAAAATTAGTGGCTTCTATGTTTGTAAGAGGTTTGAACGAACCACCGCCACCACCACCTAATCCGGCGAAGATTTTTGCAATACCGATTGCGATATAGGTGGCAATCATTTTCTTGGCGGTGTCTAGCAAGGCTTGTGCAACTGTATTGAGGAATTGGGCAAAGACCTGTTTGGCTGTTTGTGTACCAGCGACCATATTTGCGACGCCGTTTGTAACCGCATCTGCGATGCTGTCGCTAACGGAGGTAATTAACTGGCCATACTGAGCGAAGAACTGTTGCAGTGCCAGCTGCTTTTGCTCTAGCTGATCCAGCAATGCTAGTTCTTCGCGAATTGCGGTCAGTTTGTCTTGCTGTGCCGCTAGTTCTTTATTTAATCTAGTTTGCTCTGTAGTATTGGTGGCATTTGCATTAATCTCTTCTCTAAGTCTATCCATCTCCTTGGTGATAGGCGCTTCGGCGTCATAGGCACGCTTTACTTGGTCAAGGTAAAGTTTCTGTGCTTCGATGGCACGCGGATTCTCTGTGAAAGCGGCTATATCCAAACTGACTTTATCCCGCTGCTGTTGGATTCCTATAACAGCGCTTTCTTTGTCCTGTTTGAAGCGCAGTGCCGTTAGACGCTCTTCGAGAGCCAATTCGGCTTTGCGTCGGTTAGACCTTTCGACTTCTAGATATTTCTGTTTTTGTAGAATGTCTAGTTGCCTATCGTAGTATTGTGCTATCAGCTCTTGTTGCTCGGCGTTATCTGCACTCAGTAAGGCTGCTTGTCTTTCAGCTTGAAGAATACTTTCCTTAACTGTGTACACACCGTCCATGGCACGCAATTGCTCTTGGATGGCGGCGGATTCGCCAGTCACAAACCTATCTATTTCTATCTGGATATTTGCTTGTTCCAGGAAAGCGCTGGAAATCTGGTTCTGCAGCTGTAGCGATGTTTTAATCAGGTCTATCTCGCGTCGGCGGGCTTGCTCTGCTTCGCGTGCAGCGCGTTCTGCTGCTTGACGCTGTTCTTCTTGCCTCCGTTGCAGCTCTTGAACACGATTGCGCTCGATCTCGCCCAGCTTTATTGACAGTTGTAAATTCGCTGCTGTTATAAGCTGTTTGTTTTGCTCAATATCAATTTCTTTGTTTTTTAATTGTACAGCAATTTGAGATAATTGATTTTCATACTCTTTCTGCGCGACGTTTTTGCTCGTCGCTACAAAACGATCCAGTTCTGTTTTAGCACTTATACTTGTAAGCTTAACTTGCTCGCGCAGCAAATCTGCATCGCGTTGTAATTGTTGTGTGCGTTGCGCGAAAGCACTCGTTACCTGGGGAGCCTCGGGCGTTGGCTCTGGCCTAAATTGCTCAGGCAATAGATCTGTAAACTTACCTCCAGGGCCGTACTTTAAGTCTTGGAAATATTTATTGGCGGCAAAACCTGCTGCAACAAAACTGTTTATTACTTTTTTAAGACTAACTTCAAGCTCATTACTGGCTTTACCCTGCGCCAAGAAGGCTTTGGCCCCGTCTTCGCCTACTGTTTTTGCTAGTTGCTGGAACGCTAGTTCTGCTGCTGCTGCTGTTTGACCCGAATTCTGTAGATTTTGAATCTGACTACGTATTGTCGGGTCAATAAACCCCAGCTGCTGTTCCAGGTAACCTGCAGCGTCCCCTCCTTGTCGCAGCGATTTTTCGAACGCTTTAGCACTATTTACGGCTTGGTCTAAACTTGCGCCTACGGCTGTACCAATCAGAGACAGACCGAATCCGAATTGTCCTCCGGCCATACCACCGGCAAAACCTCCCAAACCGCCGCCAATACTTGCTCCTAATCCCTGTCCGAACAAAAGCGGGAAAGCGCCGCCAATAACAGCATTGCTGGTCGCTTCGCGTGTTTTAGACCTTTGCTTTTCTGCTGCTAAATTACGCTCACGGATATCTCGCAAACGTATTTCAAAGCGTTCTTCGCGCGAAAGAATGTCTAAAGTTTGCCGGCGGATTTTATTTTGTTCCTGCAATATACGCAGACTTGCTTGCTGATTTGCCTGCTGACGCTGTGCGGGAGTGAATCCCCCACTAAAGCCAGGTCCACCTGGGCCGAATTCCACTGTAGAAGTAGGTGCCCCACGCTGAAGCTCGCGTAACAGGCGTTGCTGTCTGATGAACTCTGCTGTTTGCCGGCGAGCTGCTGCGGCGGCGGCATCTGTCCTTGTGATGAAATCTTGTTGCCGGGCGGTTAGTTTCTCTGTTTGTGTAGCTGTCTCTAGAGTTGCTGCTGCTTGTTTATCTAAGGCGGCTTGGATGGCAGCCGCTTTTGCATCTAATTTTGAGTTTTCTAATTGCCGCTGCTTTGCCTCTAAATCTTGTAAAACCGTGTTCAGTTCCGCTGCTCCTTTGCGCTCCGCTAAAAGCTGTTCTGTGCGGCCGCGTAGTGGGCTAGACAGCGCCACTGGAGTAGCTTGCCCTGGACCGATGGGGCCGCCGTATTGAGTAGTTTCGCGAATCCCGGCGGCACCGAGACGCTGTTGGCGTTCGACCTCGTTTACCTGTTTGAGTAGAGCTAGTTTTTCGCGCAGACCGCTGTTGAGTTCGTTGGTAGCGGCAATATAATTTTTGGCGGCAATTGTTGCTTCTCGCGTGCCGAGCGCGGCACGGTTAAAAACTGCGGCGGCTTTACCAACGGTTTCTTGCAGATTGTTGATGTTGCGAACTACGCCGCCTCCACCAATGTTTTCTAAATATTTGTTAAGCCCTTCTACAAGTTTGCCGGTTGCGTTTATTTGGTCGCCAAGACGCTTTAGTTCTTGTGCGCCTTTTACAGCTATTTCGATATCGGCTCTGTAAGCCACGGCGCCGCTACTGTCTGGTAATTCAGTTTACGGCAGAAAAAAGCCGCCGGGGTTAGCGGCGGCGTTTGGCTTTTTCCAGTTCCTTGGCTTGGTCTTCGTTCAGGATCTGGAAGTAGGCGCTCCAGCCGAGGAGTTCTTCGGCGGTCATCGTGGTCCGAACTTCGGTCAGACTCATGCCCAGTTCCTTGGCGACGCCAAACTGGAGCATGAGCCAGTTGTCCTTGCGGAGTTCGGCGCTCAGGATTTTGGGTCCAGGGCCTCGGCGTCGTCCATGATGATCGCCAGCATCAGAGACTGGAGGTCTTTGTCCTTGACCTCGTTCTTTAGGACGTCGATTTCGCCAGCACTGAACAGGCGGGCTCCGGTCTCGTCGAGGGCTTTGGTGATGAGAAGCTGGAGGGCGAAGGCGTTGGCGTCGTCGGACTTGGCCTGCTTTTGGGCACGCTCGCGCTCGGCCATCGTCAGCGGGGTGACCCACATCTCAAACTTGCTACCGTCTGACAGTTCGACGGACTTTTTGGTGGGCTCCAGGTTGGCGGCCTTACGGAGGCGGTCAATGGCGCGGACGGGAACAGGCATACAAAGTGCTTGTTGATCGCTCTACTGTAACGGAATAGACAGCAAAAAGCCCCAGTTGCCTGGGGCGGTTTGCCTAGTTGGGGCCTTATGGGGATCAGGCGCTGGTGGCGAAGTCGAAGGTGGGGGTTCCAGCGGGACGGAAGTTGACGGTCACCGATTGGGCGTCGTCGGGGTTGATGTTCAGGCTGGCCGAGGTCAGCGTGGCATCAAAGCTGATCGAGCGGGAGAGGGTCTCGCTAAGGGTGCCGCCGCTGAACACGCGATCGGTGTACAGCTTGAAGGCTGCACCCGTTTGCTGGCGCTGGAGCACGTCCTCGATCATCCGGTTAGACAGGGCTGCGTCCTCGTTGGTCATGTAGACCGTGGCAGTTCCAGTGCCGTCGCCGAAGCCGGCGATGTAGCTGCGGAAAGGCACGTACTGACCGGGGGTTTGGCCGATCGTGGTGACGTCGATCTCAGCACGGCTGATCTCGAAGCTCCAGTCGCGGACTTGGCCCACAGCGGCGTAGTCGGCGTAGTCAACGGAGAATTCGTTGGGGGCAACTGCGGTGCCATCATCGGTGATGGGCAGGATCACGCCGCCTGCTGTAGCAGACACGGTGAGAGCGCCGGTGGCAGCGGTGTAGCTGAGCACGTAGTAGGTCGTGCCGCCAGTGATGCCAGCGGGCAGGGTGCCGGTGCCGACACCGCCGGTTTGACCGTTCACCACGGAGAATTGGACTGGATCACCAACCTTGAAGTTGAGGAAGGTTTGCACCGTGATGACATCGGTGCTGGCGTTGACGTTCGCTTCACCGAACGTGCCGGAAGTACCGGCGGGCTTGTAGTAGAGAGCGCCGGACGTGCCGGACAGAACGGTGGTGGCCATAGGGCGTACCAGTGAGGGTTACGGGGCGGGCACTGCCCGGCTTAGTACAGGTTAGCGTCTATCCGCAACAGTAACTACGAAAGCACCGTTGCTGTATAGGGGGCTTCGATTCGACTTACAAACATCGGTGCTTCATCCGTAGAAGAAAATGAAGGTCCGGTAATTTCGCCAACGCGGAAGTAAACACCAGTCGCGGTTTTTGCGGTGTTGTTGATGGTCTCCAGCACGTTCACGGCTGTGGTTACCAGGGTTTGGTTGCGGGCAGGACCACGGCCTTTTTCGGTGAAAATGCGGATGACGATGGCACCACGGGCATTGTCCATCGAGCCGACCAGCATGGGCTCGTTGGTTATACCGAAGGTGATGTTGACGCGGACGTACTCGGTTGTCGTATTGGGTGGTACGGCCGTGATGTTGTCGAAGTACACCGGCACAGCGGGGACCAGTGCGCCGAAAGCGGCAAGCAGGGGGTTCTCGGCGGCGGCCCGAATGGCTTGGTAGTTCATAACTTTACATTACGGAGAGCCGCGTCCATGTAAAGGCTGATGGATTTGTTGAGCTGGCCTCCTTGGATGTAGGTGCTGTACCAGTCGAGATCGGCGCTGCTTGTGCCTTTTCCTTCGCCGTTGCCGCTGAGGTCTCCTCTTTTGTGGGAACCAGTCGGACGTGAACCGGAACGGATTGTTTTTCCGCTTGCGGCAGCCGGATCTCTTTGCTGCTGGTTTGTAGGAGGTGAAAAACGGCCTTCCCTCAAATCCAGTGCGTAGTCTGCGTGGGAAGCTTTGTTTGCAATGTAGTATTTTACTTCAGGTTTGAACTTGTACTCGTCAACCGTAAGGATTGGTGCCAGTAAACGCTGTGGGGCGCCGGCAGCGCCACTGCCGCTAGATACTTTGCTGGCGCTGGCAATTTCCCAAGAATTTGCAAATTCGCCCGACCATGCCGGGCCTCTATCTTGTAGATCCCGGACGACTCCCTGTGCAGACTGGGCAACTCCAATGATGAAAGGAGCTAAAAACCCGGCTTCCAACTTTTCTGCGAGTTGTATAAAACCGTTGCGTCTTTTAGCCATTATTGGGGCCTCGCGATGATGGTGTGGAGGACTGGGTTGTCTCCACGGTAGGTTGTGACGCTCAGGATTTTGGCCTCGCGGGTGACGCCGGCTTGGGTGTACTGGATGCGGTCTGCCTCAGTGGGGTAGTACGTTCCAAGCTCGGTGTTGCCAAAGATGACTTTGATATCAGTTGTTTGGTACAGGCCCTCGGATTCGCGGGGGTTAAGGCGGACGATTAGGGCTTTTAGAGACACCTTGACGTCGGCGCCGTTGACTGTGCCAGTTGTTGGGTTGTAGACGCGGGGGGTGGTGGTTTTGATGTACGTGATGTCCTGGCCCCAGTCCTGGAGGAGGGGGCCGGGGATGGGGGCGAATGTCGTATCGACAAGGCTCATGTCAACCTCGGTACAGGCGGACGGCGTGGTTAGATGCGCCACCCATGCAGTACGGGCCTAGGTAGGTCTGGAGCCAGGGGTAGACGTCGAAGACGT